ATTAACAGACCAAAGAGTAGTAGAACCATTACCAATAATAACTGAAAATCTTGTTTTAAATTTAGATGCAGGTAACCCACTTTCATATCCAGGAACAGGAACAACTTGGACTGATTTAACTACTAACGGAAATAATGGAACGTTAATTAACGGACCTACTTTTGATTCTGCTAATGGAGGAAGTATTGTGTTTGATGGGACGAATGATTATATAAATTTAGGTAATATTTTAAACTTTGAAAGAACAGATGAATTTTCTATATCTACTTGGATAAATGTGAGTTCTTTAACAAATTATGGAATGATTTTATGTAAAATGGATATTAATCAAAAAGGATATTTTTTATACTTTGAACCAACTGGAGCAATAGGATTTTGTTTAAGAAATACATTTAATACTAATGAAATTTTAACATTTACTCAAAATACTATTTCATTAAATAATTGGGTTAATATATGTGTAACATATAACGGTAATTCTTTAGCAAGTGGTGTTATATTTTATTTAAATAATATAAATCAAACTAATACAGTATCAAAAGACCTTCTATCTGCAAGTATTATTAATACATCAAATAATTCGATAGGTTCAAGGATAAATTTTAACAATGGTTATGTTAATGGTAAGATTTCAATAGTAACAGTATACAACAAAGAATTGTCAGCAACGGAAGTACTACAAAATTTTAACGCAACAAAAAATAGATATGGACTATAATCAAAGAGAGTTTATGATATTTAATACAGGTGAATTATCACAAATAGATTTTACACAAGTATTTGAAACATCAATAGAGACAGTTAGAAAATCAGTTGATGAGACAAAAACATTTGTTAAATGGGATGGTCAAATAATTCCTTCAAGTGTAGAATCTTTGACAACAAAAGAAGGTGCTTATACCTATGATGAAATATTAACTATTCTTTCAACTGCTGAATGGAGTTTACCAATGCAAGAAATATAAAAAAAAGACAATGATAAAAGAAATAATAGACTGCTTAAAATTAGATTTGAAGAGCAACAGTGAAAGAATAGCAATAGCAAGAGGCAAGAATAAGCTACCAGAAACATTTAAAGAAGCATTTAAACCTATAACAAAAGTATTATGTCGCAAGAAGTAGAAGTTAAAATAAAGGTTGATACAGCAAAAGCAGTTACCGATGTAAACAAGCTAGGCGATGCGTTTGATAATACAGCACAAGATGCACAAGATGCTCAAAAAGTATTTTCAAAAGCAGGAAATGGTGTTGAAGTTGAGCAGTCAATTGCAGGTTTAAAACAACTGAAAAGAGAATTAAAAAATACAGCGGTTGGAAGTGCTGAATTTAAAAAACTTTACAACGATATTGATGATCTTGAAGACAAATTAAAATCAGCTAAAAATACATCGAGTGATTGGGTAGATAGTTTAGAGCAAGCGGGAGGACCTTTGGGTATGGTTGGAGCTGCAATTAACAAAGCAAAGGTAGCGACACAATCTTTTGGTGGTGCTTTAAAGGCTACGGGAATAGGTTTAATAGTATCTTTATTAGGCGGATTAGCAGTTGCATTTTCAGACAATGAAGGAGCAATGAAAAAGATACAACCTTTATTGGATGGTATTGGTAAAATATTCCAAGGTGTATTCAGAGCCGTAGAACCTTTGTTTAATACTTTAGTTGATTTGGCTATAAATGCTTTACCTATGGTTTCAAAAGCGTTTGCAGTTGTTTATTCAAGTGTAACATCTGTATTTCAATCTTTGGGTAAAATAGGCGGAGCAATAGGTAAATTAATAAGCGGTGATTTTTCAGGAGCGTGGCAAGATGCAAAAAGTTCAGTTAATGACTTTGGTAAAAATTATGATGCTTCTATAAAAAGGTTTAATGAAGGTACAAAGGAAATAACCAAAGTTGAAAAGAAAGAAAGCAAAACAAGAGTAAAAATTAAAAAAGAAACTAATGATGAACTTGATAAATTAGAGCAAGAAAGATTAGCTAAACAAATGGCTTCTGCGGAGGAAGCAATGAATAAAGAAAAGCAATTAAGAGAAGCACAAGAAACACCCGCAGAAAGAGAAGAAAGAGAATATCAAGAATGGTTAGCTATATATCAAGCCAATAATTTAAATACTGAATTATTGGATAAAGAGCATAAAGATAATTTAGCGTTAATTGCCAAAGAAAAAGCCGACAAGCAAAAGGAAACAGACGATAAAGCAAAAGAAGAGCAAAAAGAAAAAGACCAAAAAGCACTTGATGACAAGATGCTAGGATTTCAATTAGAAATGGAAAATGAAACCGTTTCATTTGATACAAAAAGAGAAGTTAATTTAGAAAGAGAAAAACTATTACTTGAAGATGCAACTTTAACAGAAAATCAAAGAACTGAAATAAAAAATAATGCTAAAAATGTTGCACTTCAAATCGATGCAGAAGAAGTGCAAAGTGTTAAAGCAAGAGAAGAAGCAAAACAAATATTATTACAAGCTGGTTTTGATGCACTAACTTCGCTTACATCAATAATGTTTGGCGAAGGTAAAAAAGCACAAGCCATTTCAAAAGGATTAACACTTGCACAAATTGGAATAGATACTGCTTCTGCATTTTCTAAATTAATGGCAGGTTCGGAAGCTGCAGCAGTTGCAACTGGTCCTGCTTATCCATTAGCAAAACCAATATTTTACGCAAGTGGTGTAGTTCAAATTTTATCAAATGTCGCAAGAGCCAAAAAAGCATTAAGCGGATCAACTTCTGGTGGCGGTGGCGGTGGTGGTATTTCAACACCTGCATCAATAGCAACACCAGCATCAGCACAGCCATCAATAAACGTAGTAGGAGCATCAAAAACAAACGCAATAGCAGAAACAATAGCACAACAAGGACAACAGCCAATAAAGGCATTTGTCGTGGCTAATGACGTGACCACTCAACAAGGCTTGGATAGGGCAATTGTTTCAAGTGCTTCGATAGGATAAAACCATTTTGTTGACGTCAACAAAATGGTATAAACAAAATAAAAATTTAAAACGTTATACAGTTATGAAAATTATAGAATTGATAATCGATAGTGAAATGGAGTTAAGTGGTATTGATGCAATTTCGATTGTAGAAAACCCAGCCATAGAAGAAAATTGGATAGCCTTAAAAGACGAGCAAAAAGAGTACAAGTTTGCCGAAGTAGATAAAGAAAAGAAAATCATTATGGGTGCTATGTTAGTGCCAGATAAACCTATTTACAGACGTGATGAGGAAAACGGTGAATACTACATTTACTTTTCACAAGACACGATCCGTAAATGTATGGAAATGTTTTTTCAGAACGGTAACCAAAGCAATGCTACTTTTGAGCATCAAGAAACAATTAAAGGTTTAACGATGGTTGAGAGTTGGATAGTAGAAGACAAAGAAAAAGACAAATCTAATCTATACAATTTGAATGTTCCAGTGGGTACGTGGATGGGTACAATCAAAGTTGAAAACGATGTAATCTGGAATGAGTTTATAAAGACTAAAAAAGTAAAAGGTTTCAGTATTGAGGGCTATTTTGCCGACAAAGCCAAACTACCTTTGTCAAAAATTGACCAAGTAGATATAGAAATAGAAGCAGGGTTACAATTATTAGAAATTAAGAAATTAATTCAAGATGCGAAGCAAAAGTAATTCATTTAAGACACCAAGTTACACAAGCCCAAAAGGTGGCACTAGAGGTTGTTTATGTGCTGATGGTACATATAGTGTAAAGTGTTGCGATGGTTCGTTACAAGCCCAAGGAATAGGCAATATATACGGTGTAAGAGCAGTTGTAATAGATTACTTTTTACTACAAGAAAATGGAGACTACATTTTACAACAAAACAACGATAAAATTATATTAAATGGATAAGAAAATTAGTGAATTAGATTTAGTCACAACATTAGATACAGGCGATGTATTACCTATTGTAAATCAATTAACAACTAAAAAGGTAACAGTAGCAAAGTTAATAGATGGATTAGCTACAACAGCCTATGTAAACAGTCAAGATGCTTTAAAAGTAGATAAAGTAACAGGCAAAGGATTAAGCACTGAGGACTATACAACTACCGAAAAAAACAAACTTGCAGGAATAGCAACAGGAGCCGAAGTAAATGTAAACGCTGATTGGAACGCTACAAGTGGCGATGCACAGATATTAAACAAGCCTACAATTCCTTCAATAACAAATTTAGTTCCATATACAGGAGCTACAAATGATGTTGATTTAGGATTAAATGATATAACTGCTGAAAAATTAATAAAATCAGGCGGAACTGCAAGTCAAATATTAGCAGCAGATGGTTCTGTAATAACTGCTGGAAATAATATAACAATTACAGGTGGTCAAATATCTTCTGTTGGTGGATCAGGTGGTGGAGGTTCAAGTGTTAATTATTATCTAAACGGTGGTACAAGTCAAGGTACTTTTGGAGGTTCAACTTATTACGAGTTTAGTAAGACTGCAATAATAGGAACAGGTGCAGACTTTAATATAAGTTCTAATGGATATATAGCTTCATTTATAACCGATGTAGCAGACCCATCATTATTACTTATTCCTGCTGGAAATTGGAATTTAGAATTTTTCTTTTCTTCAAGTTCTGCTGGTGGTTCACCTTCATTTTATACTGAATTATATAAATACAATGGAACTACATTTACACTTATTGCAAGTGGTTCTGCTGCTCCTGAAGGAATAACAAACGGAACAGCTATAGATGCTTATTTTACACCATTAGCAGTTCCTGAAACAATATTAACAGTTAATGATAGATTAGCTATCAGAGTTTTTGTAAATGCTTCAAGTAAAACAATTACATTACATACACAGAATGGTCACCTTTGTGAAGTAATAACAACTTTCAGTGCTGGATTAACTGCTTTGAATGGACTACAAGCACAAGTGCAAAATTTTGCAGTAGGAACGTCAGGAACAGACTTCGCTATTAATTCAAGTGGAAGCACACATACATTTAATTTACCTGATGCAAGTGCAACTGCAAGAGGAGCAATTACAACAGGAACACAAACTATTGCTGGGGCAAAAACATTTACAGGAACAATAGGTGCAAGTAATTTAAGTGGAAGCAATACAGGAGACAATGCAACTAATACTCAATACAGCGGTTTAGCTACTGACATTGCAGGTAAAATATCAAAGAATATAGCTACAACATACACTACAAATACAATAACAACAGTAACAGCTGCTGAATATGCTGCAATAGTAACAAAAGACGCTACAACACTTTATTTTATAGTATGAGTATAGCACTAGGATTAAATAGTTTAACAGATATAAAGTTTGGTACAAATCAAATCAGTTCGGTTTACCTTGGTAACAATCTTGTTTGGAGTAATTTTTCTTATATTTTAGATTTATATCCATCAGCACATCACGCTTATTCTTTACGAAAATTAAGTAGTGCTTATACAGGCTTTTGTTTAAGGGTAAGAAGAACAACAACAACACCAAGTGCAACAACAACAGAGGTAAACGTTTCTTTTAATTCATTTTATACAATAGGATTAGATAGCCCTATAACTTATGCGTCAGGAGCATCAACAACAGCTACTAATTTAGGACAGTTTTGTGCTTCTATTGTTCAAGGTTATTCAAACCCTGATGGTGTAAATACGAATCAAGATATACTTGTGGTTACGTGGTACGACCAAAGCGGTAATGGTAAAAACGTAACACAAACAGCAGCAGGAAATCAACCAAGGTTAGTAGAATTAGGAAATTTAGAATTATCAGGCGGTAAAGTAGCGGTAAGGTTTACAAGTGCTAATATTCAAAGATTAACTTTAGCTGACGCTTCTGTACCCTTAAACAATGTATCTAGTTATGCACTTGGAAATTCTTTATTAGCTACTACCAACAATGCAATATTATCTATGGGTGATACTATAAACACAAATTTATTTTGGTTACCTCATGCAGGTAGCATAGCATATAGAAATGTAAATATTTGGACAAATGGTAATATAGCGAACCAACCAAGATTATATGAATTAATATGTGGCACGTCTGTTGTAAACGCTTACGCTAATGGAGGTTTACGTACACCAACAGCTCCACAGCCACCTATGACAGGCAATAACATAATAATAAGATTAGGACAATATTCAACAAATATTTTGATGAATGGTTATATTACAGAAGTAATATCATTTGTAGGAACATCAAATAGAACAGGAATAGAATCAAACATTAATTCATATTATAACGTATGGTAGAATATAGATACAACACTTACGAGGAAGCACAAACAGCATTAGATACTGTAAACGCTTATTTTGAATTGCCATCAGGAGGAACACTAACTTGGACAGAAATTCAAGAAGGTGATGGATATTGGTTTTTACAAGCTGAAAGATTAGATGAAGTATTAGGATAAAAAATGAAAATGCAAAAAAAACAAGCATTTCGTTATATTAGAAATTTAAAAATTAAACTATGAAAAATACAGATGTATTGAGCAGAATAACTGCTTTGCTTAACATCAAAGTTAAGCTAGAACAACAAACACTAGACAACGGAACAGTTGTTGAATCGGATAGCTTTGCAGTAGGTGATCCTATCTTTGCTATTAACGGTGAAATTAAAGAGCCATTAGAAGTTGGCGAATACGTTTTAGAAAACGGTTCTAAAATTTACGTTACTGAAATCGGTATCATTGGTGAAGTTGAAGCTTTGAAAGAAGAGGAAGTAATTGAAGAGGAATTATCAGTTGAAAAAGTAGAAGAAACAGTTGAGGAAGTAGTAGTTGAGGAACTTGCAGAAGTACCACCTACAATCGAAGAAGTAATTGCTTTGGTAATGGAAGCGGTACAACCTAAAATTGATGAGTTACAAGCCAAGCTAGATGCATTGAGCGGTATGCAAACAGAAATGAAAGCAACCCTTTCAAGTGTATCAGCTACAAAACCAACAACACATAAACCAACCGAAAAGGTAAGTTTAGGAAAGCAAAATACTGGTTTAAATATATCAGGAACAGAATCAAGAATAATGGCAATGTTGTCAAAATAAAATATTAATAATTAAAATTTAAAAACTATGGCTAATCAACCATCAATCTCATCAAATTACGCTGGCGAATTCGCTGGTAAGTATATCGCTGCTGCGGTATTAAGTGCGAACACAATCGCAAACAATGGAGTAACAGTTATTCCTAATGTAAAATTTAAAGCAACTGTAAAGAAAGCGGTTATTTCTGGACTTGTTCAAGATGCAACTTGTGACTTTACCGATACAGGTGTAGTAACACTATCTGACAAAGTACTTACTGTTGCAGAAAAACAAGTAAACTTACAACTTTGTAAAACACCATTCGAGCAAGATTGGGAAGCAACTTCAATGGGTTACAGTTCATTCGATGTTATGCCTTCAAACTTTTCTGATTTCTTTATCGCTAAAGTTTTAAAAGATATTGCTATCGATACTGAAACTTTCTTATGGAATGCTACAAACGGATTGGGTAAATTGCTTAAAACTGATGGTGCTGCAGTTGTTGGAACACCTTTAACAATTACTTCATCAAATGTAATAGCTGAAATGGGTAGAGTTGTAGATGTTATTCCTGCTGCTTTATATGGCACAGAAGACCTAAGAATCTTTGTTTCTCAAAACGTAGCAAAAGCATACGTAAGAGCACTTGGTGGATTTAGCGTTGCAGCTACTTCAAACAATGGTGTACAAGGATTAGGAACACAATGGTACAACGGTCAAGAATTAACTTTCGATGGTGTACCTGTATTCGTTGCAAATGGTTTACCTGCTAACACAATGGTAGCAACTCAAATTTCTAACTTGTTTGTTGGATTTGGTTTAGCTGATGATGCTAACGTAGTTAAGACTATCGATATGGCAGATATAGATGGTTCTAAAAATGTACGTTTCATTGCACGTTTTTCAAGAGGTTTGCAAGTTGGAATCGGAACGGATTCAGTAACATACGGAATAGCATAATTCAAGGGGCTATTTAGGTAGCCCTTTTTTATTAACTTAATAAATATATAGATATGCCTTGTTTAATGTCAACGGGTCGGAAATTAGCCTGTAAAGATGCGGTAGGCGGAATACAAAAAGTATTCTTTGGAGACTACGGTACTTTAGGAACAGCTACAATATCTAATGGAATGGTAAGCACCTTTAGTGGTACTAATATTTCATTATTTCAATACGATGTTAAATCAGCATCGGGATTAGAGCAAACCATTACTTCAAGTAATGACAACGGAACTACTTTTTTTGAACAAACCCTTACTTTGGTTTTAACAAAATTAGATGCAGCAACACAAGTGGAACTTGCTAAAGTTATAGCTACAAGACCACACGTTTTTATACAAGATAACAACGGTAATTACCTTTCAGTAGGTATGACTAGAGGTTGCGATGTAAACGGTACAATTAGCACCGGAATAGCCCTAGGCGACTTAAACGGTTATTCTTTAACTATTACAGGACAAGAGCCTTTAATGGCACAGTTTGTAAATTCAACTTATATGCTTTCAAAAATAGCACAGACTTCTGGAGTACCAACACAAATTACACCTGCATAGGGATATGAACAGGTTTAGAATTAGCACTCAATTTATTGGGTGCTTTTTTTTTACAAAAAAAAATAAGTTCACGTTATATTGGTATGATAGTATTAAGACAAACTTTTGACGAGAACATAACTATAATTCCAACGGTAAATACAACCCTTTTGGCTTTAGTATTTGAATTTACAGACGAAACAACTAAAACAGTTTATACAAGAGAGCCTTCACAAGTGGTATATCAAAAAGACTTAACTAATTCCGTTGTTGTTACATCAGACTTTTTACAAGTAAATACATTTTACAATTTGAAAGTTTACAATCGTGATGCTACTGAATCTATTTATTACAAAGACCGAGTATTCTGTATTGCAGACGATACAACAATACAAGACTATTCAATTAACCAAGGAGAGTATACGTTGCCTAATATTGACAACAATTTCTATAAAATATGAAAAGAAAAATAAATAAAATAGAGCCTAAAAAGATGGGCGGAATTGGTGTTGTAAATTTAGCAACTTATACAAGCCCGAAAGTAGTTGAAGTAAGAAACCAAGACTGGATTAATTACGGTGAAGATAACAACTATTTTGGATACTTACAAGATAGGATTAACGGATCACCTACCAACAACGCAATTGTAAACGGTATCAGTCAAATGATATACGGAAAAGGTATTGATGCAAGTGATAAACTTTTAAAGCCAGAAGATTATGCACAAGCGATGTTATTGTTTGATGACGATACAACTGAACGTTTGTGTTATGATTTAAAAGCGATGGGACAATGTGCAGTACAGGTTGTTTATTCAATAGATAAAACAAGAATAGTTGAGTGCAACCACTTTCCTGTTGAAACTTTACGAAGCGGTAAATGTAATGAAGATGGCGAGGTTGAAAATTATTTTTATGCTGAAGATTGGACAAAAGTAAACAGACAAAACAAACCCTTAGAAATACCTGCTTTTGGCTTTGGTAATGGTGGTGAAGAAATACTTTACATCAAACCATACAAAACAGGCTTTTACTATTATAGCCCCGTTGATTTTCAGGGCTGTTTACAATACTGTGAGATCGAGGAGGAAGTGTCGAATTTTCACCTAAACAACATACTTAATGGTATGAGTCCGAGCTGTCTAATAAATTTCAATAATGGGACACCGACCGAAGACGAGCAGAGAGATATTGAACGAAATATACAAAACAAGTTTGGCGGGAGTTCTAACGCAGGTCGGTTCATCCTATCTTTTAACGATAATAATAACTATGGGGCTACTATAAACCCAATTCAGTTATCAGACGCACACAATCAATACCAATTTATTGCAGATGAAGCAATGCGTAAAATTATGATTGGACACCGAGTTATAAGCCCTATGCTTTTAGGTATTAAAGATAATACTGGATTTGGTAACAATGCAGACGAATTACAAACTGCTACTATTTTAATGCAAAATACAGTTATAAAACCATTTCAAAATTTACTAATAAAAGACTTCAATAAAATTTTAGCTTTTAATGATATTTCATTAAACCTTTATTTCAAAAATTTACAACCATTAGACGGTGATAATGAATTAACAGTAGAAGTAGAACCTACACAGCCAACAGCAAGTTTAAGCGAACATACTATTGACCTTTCACAATACGGTGAAGACATAGATTTAAACGAGTGGGAATTGGTAAGTGCTGAACCCGTAAACTACGAAACAGAAAC